GCCACCTGCTGGGACATGCCTTCAAGGAAGGCGCGGACTTCGGAGAGCCTAAACTCACCGGTGTTGCCGTTGAGGTCGGCAATGTCCTTGTCGATCACCGCATAGGTTTCGAGGTTGCCGCAGGTGTCAACGATCTGCGCAGTCGTGGACTTGGCATTGGGAACACCAGCGTTGAGCAAGCGCCAAGTGGCCTGCGGAAGACCAGTGCGGATCGTAGTCTTGTGGCCGGTCGGCAAATTGCCTTCCATCACAAGCATGTCGTCAAGGATTTCATTGGTCTGCGAGAGAATTTCGATGATGCTCGCGACCCTATAGTTGTCATCCATCCGCTTCGCCCAGTCGGCGTAAGTGATGGCCAGAGAACCAATCGTTGCCATTTCAAGGTTTCCTTAGGTTAGGGTTCAGTCGGCTGATCTGACCATCGGTGTTCAACCCTCAAGGGGCTCAGCGAGACGGAAGGTTAGGATACATAGCTCCCGCAAGGGAGGGTCGGGACTGTACGCCATTACGAGTTTGTCCATGTTCACTCGGGCGATCGCCAGTGACATGGGAGCCTTCGCCAATAAGCTGGCCGAGAGAGTAGATGGCTTTGATAACCGCAGGATGATCGCCAGCACCGGTCATGTCCATTGCGGTCTTGAAATCGTTGCGGACAGCCTCAGGCAACCGATCAAGGGTCCGGCCGATATCGACTTTGACTGCATCCAGCTTTCCGCCAATATCCTTATCAGCTTTAAGGTCATTCCGCCACTGGGTGCGCATGGCTTCCATGAAGCCTTCGTTTTCTGAATTGATCTTGCCAATCTGCTCCGAGTAGAAGGAAACTAGCTTCTGCGCCTGATCCTGAGAGAGACCAAGTTCTCGGAAGATGGGGGTTGCAGATTCAATGGCGGTTGCGTCGAGGGTATGTCCTTCGGGGACAGAAAAGTCGGTATAGGCAGAGGGAGCGCCTGCGGATTCTGGCTTTGAGACAGATTCATTGGTAGCATCGGCTGACTTTGATCGGTCAATGATCTCTCCTGTTTCAGTCCGGCTCGCCGGATCGTTCGGCATCGGCGTCTCGGTCGACGTCGAGTTCGTCGAGGTTTCCATTGTCGATTCGCTCATTTACTTGCTCCGCTAGGTTGGCTTCTTTCATCATTTCGATGAAGTAATTTGGGCAGTTTTGGACTATGTCGTTGTACACTTTAAGTCCAACGTTACGCTCACCTTTACTATATGCTTCAACAAGTGCGTCACCTGTGAATGGGTCTGCAAATATGTGGCAGGCGGAAAGGAAGTCATGGAACCAGATTCGGCCTGCGGGAGTGGACATTGCCGCGACAATGAAGTTGATTCGATTGGTTTCTCGAAGCTTCGCTTGTTTTTCATATCGGCGAATGTCCTTGCGTTCGCTGGCGTTACGCACCTACACCTCCCGAAAGTTGCTGAAGGGGGCTGCCGCCACCAGCATCAGCTTGGGACAGAGTCTTGGCTCCTCGGGCAAGCTGCTCAGCAATCGCCGCCTGTTGCTGTGCTTGTTCTTGCTGTGCCCGATCCTGACGCATCTTCTGAACTTCGTCGTCAGTTCTCATCATCTTAGGATCATTGTTCAGCAAAGCGGAGTATTTGTCAAGAGCATAGTCAAAGTTGATCTTGTCGGTGGAGCCGGGCATAACGCCAGCCATGTTACCGGCAAGGGACAAGACACGTTCGATCGATCCCGCCTTGGTTGCTTGTTGGGCCTGAGCAAGCATCGACACGAAGTCGATGGTCATCATTTGGTTCTGGATTTCGGGTGGGGGCGGAGGAATGATTCCAGCGCGGTTTGCCACAGCGAAGACGCGTTCGAGAATTGGGCGCAAGACTTCGTTATCGATCCTCTCCAATGCCGGCCCCAGCATAACCAGAGATTCTGATTTGCGAAGGTCCCATTCGACAGCGGTGACATTGGATCGGGTTTCGTATTGAGATGCGGTGCGGAGAACGTCGTTGAAGAAAATCTCCGCGAGGCGCTGCTTGGCTTCGGTTAGGTCTTCGGTGATTTCCTGCACCGGAAACTTGGTGTCATAGACACTGGCAAAGCCAGGTTTACCTGAGGCTGAATAGCCGGTCACAAAGGTAATACCACCGGGAGTTAGGTTGGCAGGTTGATTCTTAAGCTGAACGTCGGCGACAAGAGGCGGATTGACCATCTTGTCGATGGCTTGGGCCTTACGCCGGGTTTCCAGCTGGATTTGTTTTTGATCGGGGAGGCCGTCCATTCCCGGCGAGCGGCCGTAGGGGTCGTTCGAGACTATGTCCCAACGGCCGACGATGGCAAATTGTTCCTCATAACCACGCTTACGAAGGAAGCCAGGAGGACTGGCGCTGCCGCCTTGAGGGGAAGCGGAACCGCCCCATTCCCAATAAGCTTCGCGGAACTTAAAGCGCTCAGGGATGTTGAACTCTTTGGCACGACCATCAGTATTGGGTTCGATCGCATGGGCCACGACGAGCTCGCGGGTAAGGCCAGAGCCATCAGGTGAGTCATAGAGTTCTTGCACAGCTTTAGAGCAGTTGTCGTAGCCGAACTCCCGGACCACGGCCATGATGGTCATGGTAAATTCGCGATAAAAGATTGTCGGCCGATACTTACCATCTATATCAACGTAGTATTCACCAAGGCAGGGATTGACACAGTTGATAACGTTATCAAAGTCCTCATAGACCAACATTGAACTGGTGCCGAAGACAACAAGATCGTAGTAGAAGGTGGCGATAGAATTGTAAAAGTTAGATTCGGAAAAGATCAAATACATGATCCGCTCAACTTCGGCCAGCCACAGGGAGACTGGAGAAGTGGAGGTTGAGTCGAAGTAGCCTACGCGGAGGCGAAACCAAAGGCTGGTTGGCGAGGACTTACCTGAGACAAGACCCGAAGCGAGGTTACGCGCGTAGACACAGCCAGTGGAGTCGAGGATGTATTGGTTGATTGGCGATCCACGATTCATTTGATTGGGGGTGATCAGCCACTTATATCGCCGAGGAAGGAAGTAGTCTGCAAGTTCTCGCCAATGAACCCACCAAGAATAGCGGTTGACGCGAAGGCCCATTAGCCGACCTTCGCAGTATCGACGATAGGCATAGTCTTTGGTGATGAGGACTTGGGTCACGGCTTGGCCTTGGGCTCTGGGGATTTAGCGTTGGCATCAGCTTGTTGATCAAGCTTGGAATCTGATTGCACCAATCGACCATTCTCATGCATCATCGCCGCAGCCATCATGGACCACTGCGAATCGGGCATTGGGAGTTGGGCCTTGGCCTGAGCAGCAGGGGATCGGCCGAATGGTACAATCATCGCCATGGATTAGCTCCCGAGCAGGGTCTTCCCGCCTGAGGTTGCGCCAGCAGTAGGCGCCGCAGCAGCGGAAGAAAGGAACGTGGGCACAGCCGATGGCTTGTTGGTGTTGGGTGTGCCGGTTGGATTCTGTTGAGGGGCTGGCTGGGCCGGCGGAGGAGTTGGCTGAGAGTTGCCTCCACCACCGAAGAGGAATTTGCCGATTGCTTTGAATGCACTGGACATTGGTTGCTCCTATGCTTGCATACGCTCTGGGGCGTAGGGATCGTACTCAGAGGTTACAAGATTGTCCTGAGGATAGTCACCACCAGCATATGCCGATCGTGACAGAGGATGCGAGAAAGTCAAGACTAAAGCGTCGATATCGTCAAGGGCGATACCTTGGCCATCTTCATCGACAAGGTCCTCTTTTCGTTCGAGGATGATTTCGTCTTTGGTATTAAAGGTGTAGCGGATCGCTAGCATCTGTCGTTTGAGTTCTGGGTCGGGCGGTAGAGCACCAGTAGCAAGCCAAGCTCGGCAGGCACCATACATGGCTGCACGGTTGTTAGCGTACTTTTCGCCTGTGTTGCCCCAAATGGTGTTGTGGATTACGTCCTTGCCACCGAACTGAACTTCGTAGCAGTATAGGCGCTTGGCACGGACTTGGTCAACGACACCGCCGCCAACACCACCACCGTCGATCATAATACCATCGGCGTGGTATTGAGCGTTGATGTTGGTGACTTCGTTGGCAAGTTGAGTCGTGGAGTATCCGTTGTAGCGGAAACGCTCGATGGTTCGAGCATCGCGGCCCTTGCGCGGGAAGATTACAGATGCGTTCATGCCGAAGCGGGCGACGTCAACACCAAGGGCTAAGGGCTCATGGCGATCGACATAGACTTCGCGGGCCATGGCTTCGTCGATGGCAGCGGCAGAGAAGAACTCCATCAAACCTTTGCGAGGGAACTCACCAAGAACACGAACGCGGACGAAATCAGAGTCGAGGCCATAGGCATCAATCCAACCTTGCAGGCGCTTTTTGTTAGTGATGCGGACTGTGCGGCTATCAATCTGTAGATGATGCCACTGACTAGCGAATTTGCCTCCAGGAAAACAATCCCGGAATCTACCGATGTTACGCGTGGGATTGCCGAAGGCGAGCCAGATAATTTCGGTATCAGCATCAGTCAATGCGCCTTCTGCGGTTTCCCAGATAATATCGGGAATTTCGGAGGCTTCGTCAAAGATCAGCAGCAGGCGCTTGCCTTTGTTATGAAGTCCTGCGAACGCTGCAGGATTTTTCTCGGACCACGGAATCATATCAATGCGCCAAGTGCGCTCGCGAGCGGGGTCTTTAGAGAATAGGCCGGTGGCAGTTAAGGTATAGTGTTCGCGGGCAAAGAAGCAGAGGTTAAACCATTTACCGAGTTCAGCCCAAGTTTTGGTTTTGAGCTGGGTTTCGGTATTGGCGGTGATGACTCCGCGGGTATCGGGAAAGGTGCAGAACGCCCAGAGGGTGAGTTGGGCGACGGTTGCGGACTTGGCGATGCCGTGGCCAGAGGCAATGGCTTCTTGAATGGCGGTGTTTATGTCGATAAGGCCATCGCGAATTCGATTCATCAAGTCCGCGGCCCATTGTTCTGGGCCTGAGGAATCAGCAAGAACTGTGCCCGGCTCATTCCATGGAAAGGCTCCCATGACAAAGGCAAGGGGATCACCTTTGACGGAAGCTAGCCATGCGAAGAGTTTGTCGTCGTTCATGTTATTGACTCAGTATCAAGCGTGCATTGCCGCTGCCAGCAGTTCCGATCGAGGAAATCCAAACCGACTTATAAGCTGCTGTCAAGGTTGTTGCACTAGTCGAATTATTAATTGTCGAAATGCCACCGAGCGGTGTAACCGTAGTTGTAGTATTAAAGTTTTGCAAGATTACTTGCCAACTATAGCTGATAGGGACGAATGGGTTTACTTGTAAGGTCTTGGCTGCTGTCACCAAGAATACACTTCGATCATCGTCAGGCTGAAATACATAGGAACCCGCAGCTGTTGTAATTGTTGTTGCACCTGAGGCACTGGCATTCGTGCGGCCTGCATTGTCAAACGAAACCGCGCCGCCGTAGTAATTGATGCCGTCGAGCCACGAATTGGCGGGGATGCCGGTCCCGCTCACCGCGAGTCCTTTGCGGATCGTGCCGAACGAGACGTTTTTGACGACGGCCGAACCGCTCGTGAGATCGCCGGTGATGGTGCGCGTGCCGACCGTGAGCGAGGTTGTGGCGCCCGAGCACGTCGCCGTCGCGCCGCCAGCGAAATAGAGGGTAGCTGACGCCGGGCTGTAGAAACCGACTTTGCCCGAGG